CAGCAGACGGTAAACGTCTTAAAGCCCAGTTTCTACAGGGATTACCAGCATTAGGAAACTTATTAGATCGTCTTATGAAAGAGTGGAGAGCATCTGCTAAGAAACGGTATAACGCTGTATTCAATCGTATGGAATACTATGATGGTGTTATTACTGGACTCGATGGCAGACCAATCAAAGTTCCTAGTGAGCATCAAGTATTAGTTTATTTGTTACAGTCTGATGAAGCTATTATGATGACGGCTGCATACAATAAAGCTAATAAAGAAATGGAACGTGCAGGTTATGTATATGGTATTGATTACGGATTTGTCTGCTGGTATCATGATGAATTTACTATTGAGTGCCGTGTAGAAATAGCTGAGCATGTAAAACAAATCTCTGAACAAGCTATTGCTTGGGCTGGAGACTTTTATAATATACCTTGTCCACATATAGGCCAAGGAAAAATAGGAAAAAACTGGTATGAAATTCACTAATAAAACAGAAGCTAACGATTACATTAACGTATTGCGTTATCGTATCCACCAGATTGGTGAGGAGATTGATGAATTGGAAAGTGAGCAAGAACGCTTAGTCCAGTCTTATGTTGAAGCTTGCCGTTATCAGGAGTTTGCATAATGGGTGATGAGACACAAACACAAACTCTCTATCTGGAATACATTGATCCATATGGTGAATTAGAGAATCAAATCTTTGAGAACATCATCTTCTACAATGTCTCAGATACTTTCTTTCAAATTAGTTTAGCTAATGGTGAGAACTATGGCTTCGCTACTAGCACTGTCCTCAGCTTTAAAACATACTTCGTAACTACTAAGGAATAATAAATGGGCTTAAACGCTAAAAAAGTACAAAACAGTAACAGTAATCGTGTTGAGCAACCTATCCTTGAGCCGGGTGTCTATCCTGCTCGATTGGTTCAATTGATTGATTTGGGCTTGCAAGCTCAACGTCCTTATCAAGGTAAGGATAAACCACCTGCACAAGAAGTGATGCTCACTTATGAACTTGTAGATGCCTTTATGGTAGATGAGGATGGTAATGAAATTGACGATAAGCCACGATGGATTTCTGAAACACTCCCTTTCTATGGTTTGTTTGCAGACAAAGCTAAGAGCACTCAGCGTTATAATGCTCTTGATCCCTCTGGCGCCTTTGATGGCGACTTCAGCCGTACCGTGGACACTCCTATTAATGTTACTCTGGTCAATAACTTTGTAGGAGAGAAGACATACACTAACGTAGCTAACATTGCTGCTATGCGTCCTAAAGATGCAGAGAAGTGTGAAGCCTTGAAGAATCCAGCTAAGGTGTTTGACTTGGATGCTCCAGACATGGAGGTGTTTAACTCCTTGCCTGATTGGATTCAGACAAAGATTAAGGGCAATCTTCAGTTCAATGGTAGTGCGCTAGAGAAGGCTATTAGTGGCAAGGCTCCTGCTCCTGTTGCAGAGAAAGCTCCTAAGAAGTCTCGTGCTCCTGCTCCTGTTGAAGAAGACGAAGACACTCCTTATTGATGCAGCCTCTCCTAGATGCCGATGTGCTTCTATATGAGATAGGCTTTGCTGCTGAGACAGGTTGGAAGGGGGAGAGCAACCCTCCTTTCGACTATGTATCTGAGCTGTTAGATAATAGGATTGGGAATATTTGTGGTGTAGTAGGTGCTACATCTTCTCCAATTCTCTATCTAACAGGGAAGACCAACTTCCGTAATGACATAGCAAAGCTTCATCCGTATAAGAAAAGGCCAAGTCATAAGCCTTTACACTATTACAATATTAAAGCATACATACAAGGAAAATATGATTACAGGATCACCGAAGGGTTGGAGGCTGACGACCTCATGGCTATTGAGCAAACCTCACGAGCAACTGAGACGATCATCTGTACGAGGGACAAAGACTTACGACAAGTTCCTGGATGGCATTATGGATGGGAACTTGCAAACCAACCTCAATTCGGGCCGGAACTTGTTGATGATGTAGGGTATATCAAACTCAGTAAAGATCGTAAGAAGGTTAGTGGTGTAGGGATGTTGTTCTTCTACGCTCAGCTTCTTACAGGAGATGCTGTAGACACTATCCCCGGTCTTCCTAAATGTGGGCCTGTAGCAGCCTTTAATATCCTAGCTAATAGTAACACACCTGCTGAAGCTTTAAAGGCCGTCTATGGGGCTTATAAAGCTTGCTATGGCCTCTCTGGATATAAGGAGATGCTAGAGCAGGGACGCCTATTATATATGACTAGAAAACTAAGAGAGGATGGTACGCCAGTATTATGGGGACAAAGCCAATAAAGCCACATAACGGAGGAGAATGGACAGAAGCTAGATATAATTCATTTGTTAAATCAGCTCTACGTAGTGCCTCACAACGATGGCCTCCTAAATATAAAACACTTAATAATGCTTGTGTCGGAGTTAAGACAAATCCAAAATCAGGAAGACTCGCTAAGCATTATACGTGTAGTTGTTGTAAGCAAGACTTTCCCGCTAAAGATGTGGAAGTAAATCACATCATTCCAGTAGTTCCCATTACAGGATTTGATTCATGGGATGGAGTAATCTCTCGCATGTTTTGCGAAGCAGATAAATTAGAAGTAGTGTGTAAGCCCTGCCACAAGGGGATTACTAAACAAGAAAATACAGAAAGAAAAACTACTAAATGAGTAATGACAATTATAAAGGTTTTGCCCTGTTTAACGATATTGAGGACGTAGTATTGCGTACTCGTAATCGAGGTGTAGTGTTAGCTAATATGGCTATTGATAATATGAGAGATCAAAAGCTATCTCCTAAAGGTGTATTGCTAGTGCTAGGCTACTTCAACACCATCCCTGAGAAAGAACGTATCAACGTACAAGCTTCATTTGTAGAGAGCATGAATCAGCGTGGATTCCAAATCTCTTAAGAAAGGCTATGACGATCTAATGGAAAAGCTAACTCAGGGTACTAAGTATGACAATGATAAAGTACGTATGGAATTGTTGGATGCTCAGGCCCTTGAGGGTCTTGCTGCAGTTCTTACATTCGGTGCTAAGAAGTATGCAGCGCATAATTGGAGAGGAGGAATCAGTAATTCTCGTCTTCTGGGTGCTCTTATGCGTCATACTTTTGCTATTCTACGTGGGGAATATATTGATCCAGAAAGCGGGCTTCCTCATATCGACCATGTAGGATGTTGCTGGATGTTCCTATCTAACAATATGAAGAATCGAGAGGATTTAGACGATCTATGGAAACCTTCTTAATTGCAGATTTACATTTTGGTCATGCAGGTGTATGTAATTTCCTAAACCAATATGGGGAGAAACTTCGGCCTTTCTCTTCCGTAGAAGAAATGGATGAAGAGATTATTGAGAGATGGAATAAGAGAGTAGGCCCTGAAGATAAAGTATATGTTCTTGGTGACTTAGCTATGAGCCGTAAGCATATATCAACAGTTGGTCGTTGCAATGGAACTAAGGTACTTATTAAAGGTAATCACGACATCTTTAAGCTAGGAGACTATACTCCTTACTTTAAAGATATTAGAGGTAGCCATAAATTAGATAAGTTTATCTTAACGCACATCCCTATCCATACCGAATCCTTAGCTCGATGGACTTCAGGGAATATACATGGACACCTTCATTCCTATAACGTAATGAAAGATGGGGTGGAGGACAAGAGATATTTTTGTGTTTCCGTAGAACAAATTGACTACACACCTATTAGCTTTGAGGATATTAGAAAGAAATATGAAAACAGCAGCGATTGAAGTAACGCTAGTAGATAGTATGGGAAGTGATCTTAGCGTAGTAAATGCAGCTAGGGTGAGCTTTAATAAGATTAGTGAGGAGTTTAAGGAAGGGGATATTAAGCTAATTAACTACCTTGCTAAACATAAGCACTTCTCTCCATTCAATCATAGCTTTATGACCTTCCGTATTAAAGCTCCAATCTTTGTAGCACGACAGCTTGTTAAGCATAAGTTTATGCCTTGGAATGAAGTGTCTCGTCGTTATGTAGATGATGAGCCTGAGTTCTATATGCCAGAGATATGGAGAGCCAAGGCAGAT